AGCTTAGTGCACTCGATACAAGGCGAGAGCGTAGTGTACAATGTGGCATCCAATCCAGCACCGCTAGTACGAGCAAGCTTACAGATTGCATTAGCTTCAGCATGAATAACAGTAGATAAAGTGATACCCGTTTCAGGGTGTTTACAGTTATTGTCAAAGCCGCTAGGAGTACCGTTCCAGCCCATTGAAATAATGTTTCCATCTTTAACGATGACTGCACCAACTTGCGTGTCGCTGTCGTAAGACATTTGAGCAACTCGCTTAGCGATGTCCATATAGAGTGTATCATATCGTTCTTCCTTTATTGTCATGGTAATAAAACCTTTGTAGTTATCGACCTTGTCCTCGATACTTTTTACGTCCTGCATATTTCTTTCCTGTGAAGGTTCGCTGCTTGCGTGGTTTAAGAAGGAAGTAATCCCTACTATTATCTGCTTTCTTCGCCATAGTCTTCATCCTCTACTCTGAATGTTATATAGTTGTTATCATAGTGCCAGTCAATAGGCTCGATATCCTTTGATCTAAGACTATTTAATAACTTAATAATGTCTTGACTAGGGGATATACTCTTGTTTCGTATAAATACTATTGATCTCATTTGATAATGTCTCTATTTTATTTGCCCTCATGAGAGCTTGACTACGAAACTTATTCCGTTCCATAGTCAACTCTTCAATGATTTGTTTTGCATGAGCAAGTTCTTGTTGAAGTAATCCTATTTGGTGGTATAAAGCAGTTTCGCTCATGGTAGCACCTCAAAGTCAATGTTTTTGTTATTATACTCTAACCGCGTAGTCTCATGGTTGTATTTAACCGAACCCGCTGGTCCTGTCTTACCAGAAAAGCGGCTCTTGAGTACGATGAACTCAATAGTATTTCTAACTTCTTCATTTTCATTAGCCATATCTCTAGAGAACCCGATAATATCGAAAGAGATTTGCTTGATGGATCCAGAGCCTTTGATATCATCCATACTAGGTAACTTACCTTGCTCGAATGTGGTACCGCCGCCCTGTACTTTCCGTAAATGAGATATAACTCCAAGCCAGATGTCATGCTTCTTAGTAATCTTAAGTAGGTCTGACATAACCTTGTCGATAGCCTCATTGCCAGAGTAACCTTCTGCGCCCTCTGATACTGCAATCGTAATGTGATCGAGAATAAGATACTTACAACCCATAAGAGCCATATACTCAATCTTATCAATGAGTGACTCATCACCAACAGAACCTTGGTGATCAAGTAATACAAGCCGTTCACTACCAAACACCTCCTTTGATGCTGCTTCCTGTATATCGAGTGGTACATCGAACTCTTGCAGGTTTTGTTTAAGTTTCATCTGAATAAACTTCTCTGCGGTATCGCCAATACTCTCTTCAAGAGAGATCATACCTACCTTATAACTAGTTTTATCTAATAAGTCAAGTACAATTTCTTTAATGACAGTACTTTTTCCGCTGCCAGTACCAGAAGTAAACAAGGTTATCTCACCGAAGCGCATACCCTTAGTCTTCTCATTGATACCGTCTAAGCAATCCGGATAAGGAACTGACTCAGTAGCTTGTCGAGATAGGTATTGTTCCCATACAGGTTCATGGCCTACCACAATACCCGCTGGACTATAGGGTTGTGCATCCCATACAGCACGCATAACGCCTTGATGCCCTGCAGCTACGTATAAATCACAAGGATCTTTAGCTACTGTACCTAGAGAAGCTATCTTTACTTTATCGATACCGATAATATTAGCGGCATCTTTAATAGCCTTTTGTCCTGCAGTATCATTGTCAAAGAATAGAACAACTTCTTCAAAGGATCTAATCCATGTCCGAGCATGAAGAAGACTCTTGAGGTTAGAAGCACTTGCTACCGAGATGACAGGATAGATTTTATTATAGTGGTCATACGAAGCTTGCGCGACCGCCATCGCATCGAACTCGCCTTCAGTAATGACAAGTCTCTTTCCTCCCGCATGAAAAGCGTGAACGCCGAAAGGCCAAACATCTTTAAAGTCTCCTACTGTTTTAAATTGTTTAGGTAGTGTTCTTGTTTTGTAGGCAATAGGGTGATGTGTATCCGCATAGTAAGGATAGTTATAGGCAATAATATTGCGATCACTATCATAGTTAACACGAACACCGTAGTGTTCTGCAATAGTCTTAGTTATTCTACGGTCTTGTACACCACGACAATCGCCGAGGTTTGCTTCAAATAGCTCAAGGCTAGGTGTGTTAGTATCAAGAGGCATTTCCTCTTCCTTTCCGATTTCTTTTTCATAGTGGTTACATACATAGCAGTAACCGTGTCCATCATCGTATACAGCAAAGCCATCGCTTGAAGGACAAGCGGGACAAGCTGTCTTACCTATTTCTTTACTTTCCGTATATTCTATCTTCTTTGGCATATCGAGCTTCCTTCCTTCGGTTTCTAGCTCTATCTGACTTTATAATCTTTTCAGCTTTCTGCTGCTTGTTATTGAATAGATCGATTAGATCTTCATCCCAATCTTCTTCAGTTACCTCTGCACGTTCATTAGGAATAACCTTATACTTTCTAATGTCATTGTGGTAGGGGTTGCGAATAGTCTTTGGCGATTTCAATTTGTCTCTCCATGTCCTTCATTGCGGGTTTAAACCTAATTTCATGCACCCATTTATTATACCACTCATCAGAGCATAGGGCATGTGTGATCATAATCATATAGGCTTCCATATAACTAAGATCACCTTTCATTGGGCAAGAGAACAAGATATTGAAAGTAAAGTTCTCTTTACCTGCTTTAGTTATTTCTTCGTTGAGTTCTGAGGAAGAACTAGTATAGCCCTTCCAGCTAGTATGCAGTGTTTTAACGCCGATATAGCGTCTATCATTACGTTTATCTGTGATGATATAAAGAAAGCCATGATGTGATTCATCAAAGACCTCTGGATTAAGAATAGTCCAGTGACTTTCTACTTCAATGTGACCCCGAGGATCGTCAGCAATCGTTGGTGTTTTACCTTGATAAAAGAAAACAGTGATTGGACCTTTAAATCCTTTCTTTAGCTTAAAGCGTTTCTTATTTCTACGCTTACACCGTATTTCACCGTGTTCTTTTGTGATAATGCCACACCAGTCGTTACTATCGAACTGAGTAACACGTTCAACCTGTACGTTATGCCAACGTTCATGGTTGTTAAATCGAGAAGTAGTCATTATGACTCCTTAGAATATGAATACCGTTTGCTGTTTCCAATAGCTTTTCTTTCCAGTCAACTCGACCGTATTTAGCTCTGTATGCAGCAAGTACTCTCTGTTTACGTCTACCTAGCGGTACACCCTTAAGCATCTTCTCTGCTTTCTTTGGTCCGATCTTAGGTAGCCCTGGAAGGTTATCGGTTGGATCACCCTTCAGCATTTGAGTCCAATAAAACAGATCAGCTGCGTCAACATCAATCTCATAGAAGGTCTCCTTATGAGGGTTGTAATGTTTCCCCGGAATACAATCAAGATCCTTATCGATATGTACTATAGTAAAGTCTACGTTGAGTGATGCACACTCAGTAGCTTTAATACGTACCATATCATCAGCCTCCATACCATCTGAAGGTATAGCTAAGCCTTCCTCGACAATACGCTCCATTAGTGGACGAAAGAACTTAGCATCATCCGGTGGATCCTTACGATTAGCCTTATAGTTAGGGCAAAGCTTATGGCGAAAGTTATCTTTACCTCCGCAATAAGCAACGTGTTCATCAGCCCAGACTGGTGTTATCCAGTTCTGATTTATTAAATGTTTATAATTACTTAACGCTGATTCGACAGACTCTTGCTGCCATGCTGCTTGATAGATGCAGCTGTCAGTGTCTACTATTGCTAACATTATGCGTGTCCTTTCGATTGCCAATATTCGTTCCATGCATCTACTACTACTTCAGTGAATTCAGAGTCATCTAATAGTGGTAGATACTGTTTATACTCAGACATCTCTGATACAAAGTCTTCTACGTTTTCACAACCAGATACGGTTTGATTTGCCATATACCAGAAGTATTCTTCAAGTCCTATAAGGTGATCTTTCATCTTACCCATAACGTTTCCTTTCTAATGAACGTCTGCGTAGCAGCTACCAATGACACCATCGCCATCCATACACTGCACATTGAATTGTTTAGGTGCTTCTTTAAATGACTCAACACAGATCTCTAGTACCCTAGCTGCATCACTTTCTTTAGCAACCCATGCCATCTCATCGTGATAGAA